CATGGATTGTGTCGATTTACGAATAAGTATTTAGTTATGTAAAGTATTTGAAATGAGTATATAGTGCTGCCAATGCCCAGAAACCGACCATTGCTGCTCTACCGTTAGCTCTTTGCCATATGTAATTGTTAGTCATTAGAAGATACCTGGGATAATTTGACCTGTGGTGGCGTAAGCACCTATTGCTGCAACAAAACCAATCATTGCCATCCAACCATTAAACTTTTCTGCTTCTGGTGTCATTAGAATACTCCTGGTATGATTTGTCCTGTTGTTAGGTAAGCACCTAGACCAGCTATGATGCCAATCATTGCCCAACGTCCGTTCTGTAGCTCTGCGTTTTCTTTCATTGTTCTTAGATTTGTAATAGGGATAGAATTTAAAGAGACCTTGCTTCGACTATGCAATGCCTGGAATTACCCATCCGAAGATGGCATAGTTATGGATCGCTGCGAACAAACCAATCATCGCTAGGCGACCATTGAGTCTCTCTGCATTCTTCCAGTAACCGTCATAGTTCTCAACATACTCCATAGGAGGTTCTGCTGCGAACATATTTTGCTTGCCGTACTCGGTAGTTGTATACCTTTTGGCAGTTGTTGAAGTCATTTCTGTATTGTTAAGAAACGTTACATAATTATATAGGAAATGTTAAGGGGTGTCAACTAGGTATTTGTACGGTTGTACAGACAAAAAAAGGGTCACCATAACTGATGACCCTTATAAGAAAAACTTATTGTAGCTTTTGCACCTAAAGCCATCTAGTTTAACGTCTATTGACAAAGACGTTTTATTTATGCACCATCTCTATCGTTAAGTGCCTCTGCATTCTTTTCTTTTGCATCATCACCGAAGGTAATTACTGGTGTACCTGGGTTTCCCTCTGCACTTAGAGTACCATCGTTAACAAAAGTTATTGAATCACCTGTATTAAAAGTTAATGGTTCGGTAACCACTTCATTGTTCCATGAGATAGCATCTGGAACATCTACACTACCTAAACTGATATTATAATCAGGGTCATAATCTAGATCTATAGAACCATCAGGTACAGTGAAGGTATCTTCATGTGTATATTCTCTAGCAATCTTCTTAAGTCCTTGGTAGTATACAAACACTAAGTTAAGATCACTATCAGATAATGATTCCTTTTCATGTGCTTCATCAAACACTGCTTTAGCAGCAGCGATAGCAGCATCTAATTTTGAATGTAATGAGCAAGCCATCTTCTATTATAAAATTATTTGTATTATATATGAGGTATTATAGTTTGTCAATGGTCAATAAAGTTGAATTGTCATGAGATCCTACAGGTAACTTAGGAAAAGTATTAAACGAAATACTAATTCTATCTTCTTCACCATCATTCCGAGGAACATAATGATGTTGTGTACTAGGAAATAGAATTAGATGACCAGTCGATGCTGGAAAACTATAACTATCATTCATAAACTCATTAGTACCCAAAGAAGGATCGGACTCTGGACGTACTGGAAATGGGTCTTGTCTCTGAGTATCAAATACTATTGGTGGAGCTTCATCCCCAGAATGAACATAGTACACACCACTAACTACACTATTAAGATGATAATGTTTAGGGTGACTATGATGTTTAGGTGTACAATTACCCCATGACTGTGTAATAATCATTTTATGATTAGAAACATGCATAACGTCATGCATATATTGTTCTACACAATACTCACAAAATCCTTTTAACTCTTGAAACTCTGGTTCCTCTAAAACATATTGGTTAACAGTAGTGTCATTGTTCAATGACTTCCTAAAAGTCATAGTTCCCATTGCATTCTTAACTGCCTGAACATCACCAGGAAACTCTGCCACATACAAAGGTGGTGCGGAGAACATCAAGAAATAATCTGACTTAACTTCTATTGGATTTTGATTCATGTTCATTCAAATAATGTTCAGCAATTTCATGCAGTTGATCAATTAATATATCCATGTATCTTTCCTCAACACTGTCAGGAAAATCATTCATGTCATATTCAAATGGTTCTCTGGGATTATAGCAAGGTTTAGACTCCATAGTCAACCCCCAAAATAATCCTTTCGCATATACCTACCAAGTATATTACTGTTGTAGAATGCTGGTGTTCCATCATCAGTAGATTCAGTTAGTACATTATTTAGAAACAATTGCCTTGTCTCTTCGTAATTTACTTTGCCAAGGGTGGTGTGGAGGGAGATGATTTCTCTCTTGAATAGGTCGTTCCCAAGTAACTTTCTATCTCTCTTAAGTTCGTCAGAGCTTCCGTAGTACTTCTTCCAGTCACTCTCAGACGTAACCCTTCTCTTACCACCTCTAGGTTTACGACGTTGGGTGAAGTACTTACGTCCGATGTATTGTTTACCCGACTGGAGATTAGTAATCCTGTAGACAAAACCGAAGAACTCGCCAATATCATCAGAAGTGAAAGGTTTACCCTCATATAACCAGGGGTTTTCATAAACTCCCTCTTCAACCATTTCATTATTTTCATATCAGTTCCTCCTATTTAGATCATTCCCAGTACTCATCTAAATGTTCTAATACATTGAGCAGAATTCTTTGAGCTGCTCCTCTCTGTCTCTCATCCCATTCAGGATACCATCCGTTGTCTAGCCCAGTTTTCATCTTCATGATCTGGGCTACCATAGTTACCTTGTTCACCCGACCATTCACTTCAGTTTGCTCTGGAGTTCACTCCAGTCTGAATCAAACTTTTGCATACCTTGATCAGTTAGAATGTGGTCATACATTTTATTAAATATATCCCAAGGAAGAGTACAGATATCAGCCCCCACTCGAAAACACTTTGAGACTTGAAGAGGTTCTCTAATTGAAGCAGCGAGTACTTGAGTTTTAGAACCATGCGTTGTGAATACATCTGAGATTTCCTCCACTAATGATATGCCATCCCAATACTGGTCATTCAAACGACCAACGAAGGGTGAAACGTATGTTGCACCTGCTTTAGATGCGAGTATTGCTTGGTTTGCTGAGAAGATAAGTGTAACATTAACTGCTACATCATCTTCAGATAGATCTTTACATGCCTTAAGACCTGTACGTGTACAAGGTACTTTAATAGTAATGTTAGGTGCTATCTCAAGATAAGTATCAGCCATGGCTAGCATGTCTTCTACTGTTTCTCCAACTACTTCTGCTGATATCGAAGCATCCCAAGGAAAGATAGAAGTTATCTCCTTAAGAACATCCAAAGGGTTGTGACCATTCTTCAACATTAGACTGGGGTTAGTTGTTACTCCATCGATTAACCCACTCGCAAACGACTGTTTTATTAGGTCAACATCAGAGCAGTCCAGAAAAATTTTCATGACTCTCAATACAATTTCCAGTATTTATTATTACATAAAAAAAGACACCTGTCAATAAGGTGTCTTTATATACAAATCGTGACTTATAAGTTAACTCTTTGAAGCAAACTTACGATTCACTTTAATACCACGATACATTAGATCGAAGTTGCGAGACTGTGCTGCCTCTGCGAGTACTTTTTTGTTGTACTCATTGGAGTCATACTCGACTCCTCGGTAAGTGACTTTTGCCATTGGTTTTCTCCTGTAGGATTAGGTTTATTAGACCGTTCCTTCAGTCGGCTTTTGCGTCCCATGTACACTCTAGTCCTACTGCTTCCGTCAGATGTATTTGATACATCTCCACTATCTCTTGCTTGGTTTCAGGACTAAGATCTCTCTTAGTCTCAGCACGATCTATCAATCTTGATACATCAGCACAAGTTAATGCAGCAGCTAGTAAAAATTCCATAGGATGAACGAACCCGTTCCGAGTCGGCTTACTTGCGTCCCTTCTGGGATGAACGAAAAGGTATCGGTTGATACCTACTGACTATTTATGTCAGTAAACCATTACAAAATGGTTCATATTGTTACAATAGCATTAAAAGCTTGGTTCGTCAAGCTGTGAACCTTCTCTTTGTTGCCAAAGTTTACGTTCCATTTCCCACATATCTTCTGCTAAAGTGGGTGGTAGTTCCTCTTGCCCTGCCTTGTCTAGCAATTGATCATACATCTCAGCATTATCAATGATTGCTTTTTGTAAATCCTCTAACTTCCATTGAGGTTCTTCATCAACTAGTCCTTCCTTCTTCAATTTGTCATAGTTATAACATCCATCAAAGGATAGTTTAACTTTAGGTTCAGAGGGAGAATCCTGCGAAGGTATCTTCGGTGACATCTTGTTTGATTCCTCCAACGACATAACTTTCAATCTCCGTTTCTTGTGGTGCATTTTGTTGACCCTTAGAATTGAGCCAGTGCTCAGTCCAAGGTAGTGGATTGTTTCTAAGGGGTTGATCGTATATAGGTTTCAAACCTATTGCCTTCATCCTCCTGTTAGCAATCCACTCAACATAATTGTGTAGTAATCTTTCATTTAATCCTATCATACTACCTTGATTGAACAGATAGTTTGCCCATGCCTTCTCTTCATCTACAGTCTTCCTAAACATTTCAGTTACAGTTTCTTGTTCTTCCTCTGCTATCTCTTTCATGTCTGGATCATCTTTACCCTCAGACCAATTCTTCATTATCTGTTGGGTGAGTACAAGGTGTTGTGATTCATCTCTGGCGATGAGGGATAAGATCTTTGCGGACCCCTCCATGAGTTTGTTTTCACCGAATGCAAAGCTGCAAGCAAAAGAAACGTAAAAACGAATGCCTTCCAGTATATTAACATTAGCAACTGCTCTATAAAGGTACTTCTTAAGGTCTTTTCTAGTCCACTCTGAGTTAGGATGATTTCTCATCTCCTCTTTCCATGCAGTACTCTGACCATACTCTTGTGCGTAATTCAAAAACTCATCGTATGATTTGGTAACAGACTCTGCTCTTGAAAGTATATTATTATCTTTTAATATAGTATCAAAGACATCTGATGGATTAGAATATACATTTTTAATGATGTATGTATAAGACCTAGAGTGTATCATCTCCATGAACTGCCACACAGTCATACATGCTTCTAACTCAGGTAGAGAACAGAAAGGTATAAAAGCCATACCAGGAGCACGACCTTGTACACTATCAAGCATGATTTGATACTTGAGATTGCTTGTAAAGATATGCTTTTGTTGTTCTGTAAGTTGTGCATAGTCTGCTCTATCTTTCTGAAGTGATACCTCTTCAGGTCTCCAGAAGTATCCTAATTGTTGTTGTGTCAGTCGGTCAAATGTAGGAAACCTATAACTATCATATCTCTGAACACTTAATGGTGCTCCAAAAAACATATACTGTTTTGCTGTATCAACTGCCTTCTTATTGAAGACTGTCATACCAGTAATATCAGATGCTGCAGGACTCACAGGCTTCCTCCTCGGTAGAATTTAATATATCGTTAATAAGATTATCTACATTTTCTTCTTCTTCCCCATCCTTCTTAGCATCATATGTATTTTGATAGTAAGAAGTCTTCCAACCATACTTATAGGTTGTTAATAAATCAGTTGCCATAACTGATACAGGAACTTCATTGTCTGGATAATTCTCTGGATTATAAGACCAGTTACCACTGATTGCTTGGTCAAAGAACTTCTGCATTACTGCTACGATCTTTATGTAACCATCGTTGTTTGGCATATCCCACAACAAAGTATAGTTATTCTTTAATGTAGTATATGATGGAACAATCTGCTTAAGAGGCCCCTTCTTTGATTTCTTAACGGACAAGTAGTCTCTAGGAGGCTCGATTCCATTGGTAGCATTTGACACAAGGGAACTGCTCTCCGAAGGCATTTGTGCCGACAGTGTTGAGTGCCGTAACCCATACTCGGATATGCGTTTCCTAAGAAAGTCCCAGTCACATAATAGGTCATTCGGTACTATCTCATCAACTTCTTTCTTATATGTATCAGTAGGTAATATACCAT